ATTATAAAATTATTATATATTTATATATATGAAAACTAAAGAAAAAACTAATAAGAAAGAAACTAGAGGAAGAAAACCTAAATACTCACCTTGGATGAATGATGTAGCAAAAAGATTAGCTAGTAAAGGACTTACTAATAAAGATATTTATACAGCATTAGGAATTAGTGAACCTGTAGGAATTGAATATAAAAATAAATATCCAGAATTTGCTAAGTCACTAAAAGAAGGTAAAAAACACCCTACAGAAAGAGTTAAGGAAGCGTTATTAAAAAGAGCCTTAGGTTTTCATTTTGATTCAGAAAAAATAGTAGCATTAAGTGATGGGAATAATTTAGGAAGTCATATAGAAAGAGTTCCTATAAAAGAATATGTTATTCCAGATGTTAGAGCACAGAAATTATGGTTATATAATAATGATAGAGAAAATTGGTTTGATAAAGAAAGTGTAGAATTAAAGAATAAAGATGGTGAACCTTTTATAATAGAGATAAAATAAATGGAAGAAACCCTACCTAAATATATAATACCTAAAAAAACTTTTAACAATGCATTTATTCCATATTTACAATCAAATGCTAGAATAGAAATATTTTATGGTGGCGGTGGTTCAGGTAAATCTTATTTTTTAGCTCAACGGGATATTCTAGATATTTTAGGAAAACAAGAAAATAATGTTTTAGTTATGTCTAAAGTATCAGCTTCAAATCACAATACTGCCTTTTCTGATTTAATACATGTTATAGATGATTGGGATAAAAAATACTTTAATAATAATTTATCAAGATATTTTAGAATAAATCATTCCCAAGGTGCAGAAAGAATATTATGTTTAAAAACTGGTAATGAAATATTATTTGGTGGATGTAAAGATGATAAAGAATTAGAAAAAATAAAAGGTATAAGAGCTACTAATGGACCTATAACAAAAATAAGATGTGAAGAAATGACAAACTTTAATGAAAGAGATTTTCATCAATTAAATGGTGTTCGTCTCCGTGGTGAAACTAAAAGCAGGAAAAGATTCACAGGGTCAATGAACCCAATTTTAACTTCCCATTGGATTAAAAAAAGATTTATAGATAATCAATTTGAAGGAACATTATTTTATGAACATGATAATTCTAATAAAGATGAATTAATAAATAATCCTAATATAGTTATTTTTAAAACTACTCATGAAGATAATAAATTTTATGGTGAAGAAGAAAGAAAAGAATTATTAAAGTTTAAAGATATAGATAAATATTATTATGATGTATATGTTTTAGGGAATTGGGGAATATTAGGAAATATTGTATTTAGCAATTATGTTATAGAGGAATTTGATTATACTGAGGATGATTTAGATAATGTTTTTACTGGCATGGATTATGGATATGTTCACGCTAGCTGTATAGAGCGAGGGGGATTTAGAGATGGTGAATTATATGTGTTTGATGAAGTATACGGAAAGAATTGGACTAATACAGATTTTATAGATAATACTAAAAGTTATTTTGGTGAAGATTCTAGTATTTATTATTCTCCTATTACTGCTGATTCTGCTGAACCTGACAGAATAGAAGAATGGGGTAGACAGGGATTTAATATTCTTCCAGCGAAGAAAGGACAAGGATCTTTACAATATGGAATAGACTATTTATGTTCTATTCCTAAAATACATATACATAAAGATAGATGTCCTAATTTAGCTAGGACTATACAAACATTTAAAAGAAGGGAAGATAAGGATGGAAATGCTATGCAACAGTTTTTAGAAATTGATGATGATCCTATAGCGGCTTTACGGTATGGGACAGAATATATATGGGTTAACCAAGGAAATTATTTTAATAATGATTCAGAATGGGAATTAGGAGATATAGGATTATGAATAAAATGGAGAAAAATATAAAATACAACTTACCAACATTTGATGATTATATTTTATGGATAGAAAAATTAGTTCATAAATATGGAGTTGAAATTGATATATTTGCATGGGAAAAAATAAAAAAGAGATTAAAGGATGTAGATGACGGAAAATAGGATTTATAAAATAAAACATGGAATAATAAATCAAGATCCTTATCCAGAATGTAGGCCAAGATTTAGGATAAAATGTAGACAACATTGTTTCCATTGCCGTCATCCTGAAAGATTATGGAAAAGGAATAGAAAAATTAAATATAAAAAGGAAAATAGGATTATAATATGATAGGTAGAAAATTAAAAATTATAGATGTTAAAAATGATTTTTGGATTCATAGATATAGGCATTCTAAACATGCTTGTAAGACTAGAAGAAGGTTTAAAAAATATGCTAGGCATTTAGATAGAAAATATAATAAAAATATATTAGAAAATGAAAAGGAAGTAATAATATGAACTTACAAAAAACAATGAAAGAAAAATTAGACAGTCAAGATGTTTTAAATTATGTAAAAGAATATATGAATATTGAAGTTCCTAGATTAGATGATCTATGGAAATATTATAAAGGAAAAAATGTTAAGATATTAAATAGAAAGACACCAGATCCTAATAATCCTGATAATAAAATAATTGTTTCCTATGCTAGAAAATTGGTCACAACTTACACAGGATATGCTTATAGACCTGGATATGTTACTTATAAACCAAATAAGGCAAAAAAAGAAAAAGAAAATAAAGAATTAGAAATATCTGAACTTACTAATGAAGATTTATTTTTAAATAAAATATCTGATATTTATGATGTAAATGATGAGCATATTAAAACAAATAGACATGGTAGAAATACAGCTATTTATGGAATGTCTTATGAATTATTTTATGTTGATTCTGAAACTAAATTAGAGAATAATAATTTAACTATAAAAAATACTCCTAGATTTTTTGTAGTTGATCCTAAAGAAATGATTTTACTTTATGATTTTAGTCCAGAGCCAAAATTAAAAATAGCTATACGTTTTTATCAATTAGAAAGCGATAAAGAATATAAAGTTGAAGTCTATTATAAAGATAGTATTGATACTTTTATAATGATTAGAAATGATATATCTAATGAATGGGAAATAAATATAGATGAAATAGGAAGAATAAATGTATTTAAAGAAATTCCAGTAGTACCATTTTATTTGGGTGATGAAATGCAATCTATTTTTTTTAATATTTTAACTTTAATAGATGCTTATGATGTTTTATTTAGTGATTCTATGAATGAGTTTGATAGATTTGCCTTTGCTTATTTAATTATGAAAAAGTTTGGTTTAACTAATCCTTTAGATAAAAAAGATCCAATTAAATCATCTCAAGCTTTAAAAGATTTAAAGAGAAGAAGGGTATTTGAACATGTTCCTACAGAAGGTGATATAAAGTTTTTAACAAAAGATATTCCAACTCAATTTATAGAACATATAGGAAATGAATTACGGGAACAGATACATATTCAATCACATGTTCCTGATTTTACAGGTGAAAAAATGGCAGGGGCTTCTGGTATAGCAATACAAAGATTAATATTTGATTTTGAAAATTTAGTAAGTTCTACAGAAGCAGATTTTGATGTAGGTTTATATAAAAGAATTAATTTACTAGCTAATTATTTAAAATTAAATGGAGATAATAAAGAATATCATAGTAAGATGATTACAATATCCCATAAAAGGAATATGCCTTTAAATACTCAAGAGTTTGCACAAACTGCTTTAACTATGCAGCAAGCAGGATTTAGTCGAAGAGCTATAATTGGAGTAATGCCAGAAGATATAATTCCAGATGTTAAAGAAGAATTAAACTGGGAAAAAGAAGAAAGGAAAGACATGGTAGGTGAATATGATATAGATGAACCTATAGTAGATGAAAATGAAGAACAGGAAGATGGAGAAATAGTGGATAAGGAATAAAATATAATGGCAGAAATAATGAATAATTTTAATGTTTTTTTTAAAATAAAAGTATTAGGATTAAATAGAAGTAAAATTGGATTATTTTTAATATCTATTATAGCAAGACTTTTTAAAATAAAAGTGGAAATAGAAGTAAGTTTATTAGAGGAATAAATGTCAGAATTAAATAAATTAGAGGACCAAACATTAAGATATCTTCTTTCTTTAGAAAATAAATATGCTAGACAAGTTCAAAAAGAATTATTAGGAGCATTAAGTTCTGTTTACGGGGAATTACAAAGAATATATGATAAATGGGCTATAAATGGAAAACTTACTAAAGCAGAAATGACAAGATATAATAAATATCAAACAATGGAAAAGGATATATTAAAAAAACTTGATCCAGCATTAAAAGCAAATATAAAAACTATAGAAAAATTAATACCAAGTCAATTTCAAGAATCTTTTTATCATTATGCTTGGACTGTAGATCAATCAGTTGGAGTACAATTAAAATGGGGAATGGTAAATACTAAAGCTTTATTAGGAGCATTTGAAATAACTAACCCTAAAAATATAGAATTAATGAATGCATTAAAAAATTACCCATTAGAAGCAAGAAAAAAAATAAGAGCAGCATTATTAAAAGGATTAGCTGAAGGTAAAACTTTTGAACAAATGGCTAGAGAAATAAAAAAAGGAATTAATAAAATATATAGTTCTGCTATGACTATAATAAGAACTGAAGGAATGAGGGCTATTAATTTGGGACAATATATAGCATACCAAAGAGCAGAAGAAAATGGAGTAAAAGGAACAGATGTATGGTCATCTACTAAGGATGGAGTAACTAGACAAACTCATAGAATGGCAGATGGACAGAAAAGAAATAAAGAAGGTTATTTTATTGTTGGTGGTTTTAAAGCATTATATCCACATGACCCTAATTTACCAGCTAGAGAGGTAATTAATTGTCGATGTACTATGAGAAGAGAAATAGAAGGATATAGCCCACAATTGATGAGAACTAGAGAAGAAGGGATTATACCATATATGCCATATATGCAGTATGCTGAAAAATATCATCCAGAATGGTTATAAAAAACAAGGAGTAATAAAATGAAAAAAGAATCTATTCAAGAATATCCTGTTAATAATTCTAAATTAAAAAAAGAATATGAAGATAATTATAAAAAACATTTAATAGATAA